GGATGCAAATGGCGGAAGAACTACAAACCAAATGGGGAGAGAAAGTTTTAAAGGTTTACTTTACCACCAAAGTTAAAGAAGAACTCGCAAGTCTTTTAAAAACCAAATTTGAAGATAAGACCATACGGATACCGATTGACCCCGTATTAAGGGAAGACCTCCATTCGGTTCAAAAAACGGTAAGCCCTTCGGGGAACCTCAAACTGGAAGCTCCCAGAGACGAAAAGGGACACGCCGACCGCTTTTGGGCGTTAGCTTTGGCGGTATACGCACAAAAACAATCCGAAGGAGAGCGGAAAGTCTTTATCCCACCAGCCTTTGCAGACGCTCACCCCCTTAAGGAGGAATCGCAATGGGATTATTCGCCTTTCTGAAGAACCTTTTAGGGAAAAAGGAGATACCCAAAGAGAGGGTTTCCATAGAGCCCGTTTCAGCATTCGTTCCGCAAACGAATTTCATCAATGCGAAACTTATAGACCCCCGTTATCCGAGGGAGTTTCTCCTAAAGTTGGAAAGAGCGGTATTAACCAACCCCGACCTCGCCCACGCACATCAGATATTCCTTGACCTCGTGAATACCGACGCAAAGGTTTGGGTAGAACCTAACGACGAAACCCTTAAAGGCGAAATAGAAACCCTTTTAGGGAAGCTCCAAATAGACGACCTAAAGAGGCAACTCTTTAACCAAGTTATACTTTACGGAGCCCTTTCCGCGGAAATTGTTCCCAACGAAGAACTTACCGAGATTGAAAAAGTCGTAAGGGTTCCCGTTCCTACGGTTTACTTCGCTTACAACAAAGAAGAAGACAAATGGGAACCCTATCAATGGGTGGGTAGCAAACAGATAAAGCTAAACCCTTACACCTACATTTACAAACCACTCCTCACCTTGGACGGAAGCCCTTACGGGATACCTCCGTTTTTAGCGGCACTTACAATTGTAGACACCCAAGAGGAGGTTATAAAGGAGCTTAAAAACCTCGCCAAAAAGATAGGACTTCTCGGATTTGTGGACATTTCAATCCCCACGCCTCCCCAACTTAGCGGGGAAACCGAAACCGAATACCGGAAGAGATTGCAGGAAATCCTTACCGAGGAAGCCCAAAGAATTAACGAGCAGATAACTAAGGGAGTTATAGTTCACTACGACTCCACCGAGGTGGAATTTAAGGACATTTCCGCTTCCGACCTCGGCAAGGGAATTATTGACCAGATAGAGATGTGGCTCCTTTCGGGAGCGAAACTCCAACCCTCCGTTATAGGGAGAACGACCGGTTCAACCGAAACTTGGGCTACGGTTGCCTATACCCAATTTGTGAGACAACTTAAGAACATACAACAACTGGTGGCGGACTTTTTGGAATACCTCATCGGTTTCCATCTAACCCTTAGAGGGTTGGAATTCCAAAAGGTTTCCGTGGACTTTGAAGACCCTCCCGAACTTAATCCGAAACTAAACGAAGAGGCAAAACTTGTTAAAGCCCAAAGGGTTATAGCCCTTTATCAGGCGGGGCTTATTACCGAAGAGGAAGCCCGTAAAGAGCTCGGCTACGACACCACGGCGATAGATACCGGTGAGGAGGACAAACAAACTGAGGAAATACCCAAAGAATGGTTTTGACAGTCCTTGCCTTTAGACTGCTTTTCCTTCCTATCTCCTTATATAGATGTATTTAGCAACCGCAGGTGAAACTTGGGACATAGTTGCCTTCAAGATTTGGGGGAATGAAAAACTATGTCACCTGCTTATGGAAAGTAACCCGCAGTATCTACACAAAGACGTTTTTGAAGGCGGAGAGGAACTGACGGTTCCGCAGTTGCCTGAAACCCAAGGAACTCCTCCCGCACCGTGGAGGGAGGAATGAGAGTCAAAACCCCCGTGGTGGAAATTTCCATCAGCGGAAAAAACGTTACGAGAGACCTTTCTCCGTTTCTGATAGAAGTCTCGTATGGGGACAATCTAACGGTAACCGATACCGTAGAGGTTAGGCTGGACGACAAAGATTTCCGTTTCGTGGAAAGTTGGTTTATAAAACCTTCCGAGGAACTTGAACTGAAAATCGGATACCTCGGCGGTAAGGTTTTAAACTGCGGGACTTTCAAAATCACCGAAACGGAATTTACAGGACCACCCCCTACAGTGGTTTGGCACGGACAGAGCTCCCCCCAAAACGAGGGAGACTTCTTTAAGGTAAAACGCTCTCGGGTTTGGGAAAATACGACCCTCTCAAAGGTTGTGGAGCAAATAGCCACCGAAAACGGACTACAACCCTTTATCAGGGTCAAAGAAGACCCGCCCTTAAAGAGGTTGGAGCAAAACAACGTAAGCGACTATCAGTTCCTGCAGAACCTCGCAAAGAAATACGGCTACAACTTAAAGTGGTTTAGGGAAAAACTCGTGTGGGTTGAGTGGGCCCAATTGTGGCAGGCGGAACCTATAGCAACCCTAAAACCTACCGACCTTATAAGGTGGCGTATAAAAGACCGCCCGAGGGAGGTTTACAAAGAGGCAGAGATAGAGTATTACGACCCGAAGGAGAAAAAGACCAAGGGTTACAGGTGTAAAGACCCAAACGTAGAGTGGGGTTCCGTATACCGTTCCAAGGAGAGAATAGACAACCTAACCGAGGCGAAAAAACGCTGTGAAACCATCTTAAGGGTTAAAAACAACGCTCAAATCAAACCGGTATTGACCTTGGAGGGAAATCCCAACTTGGTGGCGGGAGCAAATGTTTTGTTAGAAGGTTTTGGTATCTATGACGGCAAATACTCCATAGCTAAAGCTACCCACCGCGTCGGTAGGGAAGGCTACCTTACAACCTTAGAACTCCAGAGGGTGCCGACATGATGGAACTTTTAAAGGAACTACAGGAAAAGGTTGCGGAATTAGAAGAGAAGCTGAACAACCTCGTTAAGGTTGGGAAAATCGTTGCGGTTAATCCCAAAAAAGCTACCGCCCGGGTGGAATTTGAAGATAGGGACAAAACCGTAAGTTGGGAACTCCCGATAATGCACAAACACACAAAGTGGGACAAAACCTATTGGCTTCCCAAAGTGGGAGAGCTGGTATACGTTCTAACCCCCTCTTTAGGAAACGGTCTAGGTGTAATCCTCGGCAGTTCCTACAACGCCGAAGATACCCCACCGGCAAGTGACCTAAACAAAGTCAAAATCCTCTTTGAGGACGGAACGACGATTGAATACGACAAAAAGAGTCACAAGCTATACATCCACTCGGTAGGAGACATAGAAATAGTCTCCGATACCCACATAGTGCTAAAAGCTCCAAGGATTGATTTGAACCCTTAAAAGGAGGTTGAGAAATGCCCCCCGTAGTTAGGAAAGGCGATAAAAGTTGCGGACACGGTTGTTATCCTTCCCGCCCCAACGACGAAGGTTCTCCGAATGTCTTTGTCAATTCAATACCCGTTCACAGGCTCGGAGACCATTGGGAGAGCCATTGCTGTCCTCCTCCGTGCCACGACGGAGTGGCCTCTTCGGGAAGTCCGAACGTTTTTGTTAATAGCCGACCCGTTTGCAGGGTTGGGGACTCTATAAGTTGCGGAGACACAATGTGCGAAGGTTCTCCCGACGTATTTGTAAACGGCTGAGGTTTAAAAGATGTGGGGTTCTCTCGGCGACCTCGTATTTGAACTCGTTAAGACACCGCAAGAGTTTAGACACACCAACGGTATAGAGTTAAAAGAACAACCCATTTTCGGTAAGAAAAAGAGCGTTCACTTTGTAGGGTATAAAAACAGAACCGTAAACCTCACCTTGAAAGTCTTTAGAAGCGATTACACCCCCTCGGTGGAAGAATACATCCAAACCCTTGAGCGGAAGATGGAAAGCGGAGAGGTAAACCCCCTGATAGTGGGCGATAGCAATCTCGGGAATTTCGCCATAGAGACTATAGAGGTTAGCTACAAACAGACCGATAAATACGGAAGGCTTGTTTATGCGGAAATTTCGCTCTCCCTAAAGGAGGTTCCAAATGGAACTCTGGATAGACAGCAGACTTGAAAAACCGCCAAAACTTGGACTTAGCGGGATTGAAGAGATAGCACAAAACGTTTGGTTGATACTTAACACCCCAAAAGGGAGTGTGCCTTTAGATAGAGATTTCGGAATAGATTGGACTTTAATTGACAGACCCTACCCGCAAATCATACAATTGTTAAAAAACCAAGTAGTGAAAGCAATTGAGGAAAACGAACCGAGGGTAAAAGTCAAACAGGTAAAAGTAGAAAACGCATCAGAGGACGGAAAGCTCGGCGTGAAAGTTTTAGTAGAAATTTTAAGTGAGGTTTGAGACATGCGCAAATTTTACACGCCGGGCGAAGTCCGCAGAATTTTCGGCGTTTCAAAAAGCGTAGTTTACCGCTGGATAGAGGAAGGAACGCTTAGAGCCTTAGCTTTTCCCAACCCCCATAGAAAAAACCCTCCTTTCATATATCGAATTCCCGAAGAGGCGCTTATAGAGTTTATAGAAAACCACATAACGGTCGGACAACTTAAGGTTTTAGTTCAAAACAAAACCCTCCTAAAGCAGGCTTTAAAGAAAGGAGACACCAAGAAGGTTTTAGAACTTTTAACCGCACTCCTTTAGTCCTTGAGTTTGGACTGTAACCTTGAGAGTTTCCTCTTTTGATGTTCATAGACCTCTCCACGGAGCAGGTTGAAAAGGAAACCTTGCAAGGGATAGAGACCTTACTCGGTAAGAAACTCTATCCCGCTTCCGTGGAGAGGCTTTTTGCGGAGGGTTTTGTTGCGGAACTCGTTAGAACCATTGCCCGTTTTAATTACTACGCAAAACAAAACCTCCTCCGCTATGCGGAAGGTAAATACCTTGACGCCTTAGGCGAACTCTACGGCGTTCAAAGACTTCCGGCTAAACCCGCTATTGCCACCCTAAGGTTTTACGTAGAAGAACCCCTACCTTTTGAGGTGGTAATTCCCAAAGGAACCCGAGCCACCGCGGACGGGCAACTTTTCTTTGAAACAACCGAAGAGGGAAGGATACAGCCCGGTTTCACCTACGCGGACATTCCCGCCCAATGCACCACTTCCGGAGAGGTTGGAAACGGTTTCCTCCCCGGACAAATT